CAATGATGTACAGAAGTTTATTATCAGGCAGTCAAGTGTTGCTAGTGCAGTAAACTTTTACAAAGACAAACCATCATCAGAGGATGAGGTATTAGAGTTCGCAGAGAGAATAGTAAATTATATATACAGTTAGTTATGAGTTATAAAGTAAACGGTAAGATAGACCAAATTTCAGAGATTAAGACCCACGATAATGGAGCTAAGTCATTAGACTTTATCTTAAAAACAGAGGAGCAGTACAACAACCTGTACGTTTTTAATATGTACAAGAGTGCTAACTATGCAGACTCAGTAGATAAGTTCGTACAGTACAACAAAGTAGGAGACTTAGTAGCAGTAGAGTTTAACGTAAACGCTAGAGAGTGGCAAGGTAAGTACTTTACTAACCTAACATCCTGGAGAGTAGACAAATTAGATTCTTTACCTAAACAAGAGGCAGTAACTGCTGAGGCATTTGCTCCTGATAGAGAGGATTTACCTTTCTAGAAACTAATGGGGAGTAGGGTAACTTATTCCCCTTTTTTATTACCTTAGACAAAAAAATAGACAGATGCTTATAAATTTTGAAGAACAGATTAAGAAACTAAGGAATGTAAGGTCAGGTAAAATCAGAGAGGGATATAGATTAGACATCCCACAGATTGACCAACACTTTAGACTAAAGAAAGGAAACTTTAATGTAATACTAGGACACGCTAACGTAGGTAAAACTACTGTGATAATGTATCTTATGTTATTGTACTCTAGGAAACACGATTTAAGGTGGTTAGTATTTAGTGCTGAGAATGAGCCTTATGCACTTATAAGAAAGCTAGTAGAGTTTATAGAGGCAACTCCAATAAACAAAATATCAGATGAGATATTTGAAAAGAGAGTAGCTTGGATTAATGAGAGATTTAAGTTTATAGAGCCTAATGACCTATACACTTATAAGCAAGTATTAGAACTGGCACAACACGTTAAGAACGCTTGGAATTATGACGGATTATTGATAGACCCTTATAACTCTCTAATAAAAGATAAGAACGTATTAAAAGGATTGAGTGGACACGAGTATGATTACCAAGCAACAAGCGAGATGAGAATATTCTGTAAGACTAATAACATAACTATATGGCTTAACACTCACGCAGCTACTGAGGCTTTAAGAAAAAAGCACGGACAGAACCACGAGTACGCAGAACATCCTATCCCACCAATGGCTAGTGATGTAGAAGGAGGGGGTAAGTTTGTGAATAGAGCTGATGATTTTATAGTAATACACAGATATATACAACACCCTAGAGATTGGATGTATTCACTCATTCACGTTAGGAAAGTAAAAGACATTGATACAGGAGGTAGACCAACAAGTTTAGACGAACCAATAAGACTAAAGAGTATTATGAATAATGTAGGATTTGAGATAAACCACAGAAATATAATAGAACCACATAACCCTAAACAAGAGGAAGTACCTTTTTAATTATGACAATAGATTTTGGAAACACAGGAGTTAATTTACAGATTATACCTATCTATGGACTATCAGCAGGCATTTTATATTATAACCCTAATTTAGAGCCTGACATAGAGGAAGTTCACGAGGATGATTTTTACCATCAGATTACCGTTATGTGCTTACTATTTGGCTTGCATATAACTGTATGGAAGTACTAGAGATAATTTTCAAAAAGCATCAAGACTGGTGCGACATAGTAGAATCCTTTGGAGTTAATCCTGATACCGCTGAGGATATAGTGATGGAGATGTACATTAAGATAGATAGACTTGTTAAGTCAGGTACTGATATTATGTACAACGAGCAAGAGGTAAATTATTACTATGTTTATAGAACCTTGCAAACACTATTCTTAGACCTTAAAAGAAAAGAAAAGAAAGTAGACATAGTAGGAATTGAAGAAATCAGTAAGGAGCTAGAGCAAGACTTGCATATAGACTATCAAATACTATACGACAAGCTCAACAAAGAAATGGAATCTTTATACTGGTATGATAGGAAAGTATTTGAACTGATAGACTCAGGAGAGAGTTTCCAATCTCTAAGCGACAAAACAAACATAAGTTATTACTCACTTTATAACACTTATAGAAAAGTAAAGAAACATCTTAAAGACTTATTCAAATGAACAGAATCACAGAACTCATAAAAAATCAGATACACCCAATTACAGGATGGGAGTATAGAAAAGAAAGAGACAAAGCAATAATGCTAAAACAACAACGCAGACGTGAAAAAAGAAAAAAATGAGACTAGGAGATTTAATAGAAAAGATTACCACCTACACAGGAATCAAGTGGCTTACTAAAAAGATACTAGGAGAGAACTGTGGATGTGAGGAGAGAAAAGATAAACTTAACAAAATAAAAATCAGCAGGAATGGAAAATAAATTTACTAAACAAGACTACATAGACTGGACAAACTTTAGGAACAACAAAAAGAACACACTAGCTCCTGAGGAGTTTGAAATGCTATGTCAATTCCACGCAGTATATTTCAATCATAAGTACTACAAACCTTGTACTTGTAATCCTAAAGAGATTAATAGGTGGATTACACAACTGAACGAGATATACGAGAATGGACATAAATAAAGTACATAATTTAGAAAAGGCAGTAATACAGATTTTAAACCTAGATGGTTGGGACTTAGATTGGTGCGGTGGTGGCTTTGAACACTATGACGCAGTAGGAGAAACCCCTAAGGGACATCCTTGTGTAATAGAAATGAAGTTCAGAAAAAAGTACTATGAGACCAAGATGCTAGAGAAGCTCAAATATGACAAGCTAATGGATATGCCTGAGGATATGGTCAAGATATACTTTGTTAATGACCCTAAGGCTAACTATTTATTTTGGCTTAATGAGTTAAAGCTAGATGATACCAAAGAACTTTACTGTCCTGATACTACATTATGGACTAAGAGTAGAAGTAACAAAAAAGTTTACTTACTAAGAGAAGAACAGGCAACAATAATAAATCTAAACGAATGACAGAATTAAATTACTTAAAGGCAATACTCTTATCTCAGTTATTAATTGAGACTATGGACTCACTAAAGGGTAGCAGATTTTATAAGGAGTCAGTAAAATACAATGTAAACAGAAGTATCAAAGAGTTAGAGCAGGTATTCAATACCAACTACAATAACATCTATAACAACAACCCTGAGATGACTACCAATGTTCTAAACAAGCTAGAGGACTTAGTGGATAAAATATCTAGTGCTAGTGTAGACGAGCTAGTTATGATAGATGCAGTTATTGATAAGTACCAAGAGAATAAGGAATGGTTTAAGAAACACGGAGAAGCAGAGTTTTTAAAGATTGAGTAATGACTTATATTCTATCCACACTAGTATCTATAATGACTATCTTAAAAACTGTAGAGACAAATAACAATCCTGACTCTATAGGAGATGGTGGTAGGTCTTATGGTATCCTGCAGATACAGAGAAGCGTTTTAAAAGATGTTAATAGGGTTTATGGCACTAACTACTACCACGAGCAGATGTTCTCTGAGAAAGCCTCTGAGGAGGTATTTAAACTATATATGTGTTATGGTAAGGAAGTTTTCCTTAAGAAGCATTGTAGATTCCCTACAGAGGAGGAGCTAGTAAGAATGTGGAATGGTGGAATATATAAAGGCTATAAATACCGAGATACTAAAAAATATTATAACAAATACTTAAAGATTAAAAATGAGAGGAACACAGATGCACTATGAAGCGACAGGAGATTATGACATTATAGATGTGTGTAATCATTACGCTTTAAATTTCAACAAGGGTAATGTCATTAAGTATATTGCTAGGGCAGGAAAGAAAGATGACGAGTTGCAAGACCTATACAAAGCTAAAGATTACATAGAAAGAGAGATAGCTTATGTCAGGGAGAAAATAAACCAAGAGGCTAACAACATAAAAGAGGGTGTAGTAAGTCCTTATAGCTATAATTATAAAGAAAGATAGTTGTGTAATTAAAATTATTTAATATCTTTGTTAAAAATAGACAGATGTACAAAGTAGACAGAAACTTATTAGAGCTGCAGAACAATGCAGATATGAAGATGCTTCTAGAACTTGTTATGAAGTGGACTAAGAAGTCTGAAAGTAAAGAGCTAAAGGCTTTTGAGGATGCTTTATTCAGACAATTAAGATACATTCAAGCACTAGAGGATGAGAGATTCTCTTTTGATAGGATTATCTCTGAGTCAATAGCTGACAAGATTAGAGCAGTAGAGAGAGCTAGGAAAGCTGATGAGAGAATAGAGGAACTAGAGAAACAGATTAAGATACTAGAAACCAAAAAAAGTTTAGGATTATAACACCAAAGAAAAATGAAAACACCAATGCAAGAAATGATTGAGTTTATGAAAGAAAAACTCAAAGAAGATACTTTGCACTATAATACACACCCTTCTAACGGTGGCTTGATAGCTATTAGAATGTCTCAATTTTATTTAGAAATAGCAGAATCAATGCTTGAGAAAGAAAAAGAAGTTATGTGTGAGTTTCAATCAATAGGTCAAAACAGAGATTTTTGGGTAAACTATTACGATAACGAACAGTGTTTTGACCAAACCTTTAACACCAAAAAGAAATGAAAAAAGAACCTTACAGAATAACAATAGAACAGTATGAGTATAAGTACTCGGTGGAAGTAGACCATTCAGATATAGACTTTACAGAATATATAGACCTGTTAAGAAAAATAACCTTAGCAGCATCTTGGGGTATAGAAGCAGTAGAAGAATTTTTTGACGAGTAAACCAATATGTTTACATATATGTATAAAAGTAAACCAATATGTTTACATATAAATCAAACAATATGAAAGAGGACTTACTAATAGAACTAGGATTCGTTAAGAACGACTATGATTTCTACTACAACTACACCAAAGGAGATATACTATCTTGTGATAGTGATAAGACAAGGAATGGTAAATGGTATGTGATGTTTAACTTTCCTAACTCACAAGGTGTAGTATCAAACCCTGAAATACTAAAACAATTAATAATTAAGATAGATGAGCAAGATTAGACTATTAGACGGAAAAGAATGGGACAAACAAGAACTACTGGACAATATGATGTCAGATGAGTTCTATTATGGGTATTTAAGTAGAGCAGCTTTAAGTAGTTCAAGTGCTAAGATGCTAATAGGAAGTCCAAAGACATACACTTATGTTACTAAGTATGGTTCTCCTGAATCACAAGCACTAAGAGACGGATGGTTATTCCACACCGCTATACTAGAGCCTGAGGTATTTGACTCTCAAATATTTGTAGATGTAGAATCTAAGAACTCTAAGGCTTATAAGTTAGCCAAAGAGAAACACAGCAAGGTATTTACTAAAAAAGAAAAGAGAGATGCTGAGAGATTAGCTGATGCCTTTTATAAGAATGAGACTGCTAAGTCCTATATCACTAACTGTGAGTTTGAAGTCCCTGCAATAGGAGAGGTAATGGGATTCCCTTTTAGGGGTAAAGCTGACATACTAGGTAAGGATAGGATTGTAGATTTAAAAACTACTACCGACATACGAGCATTTAAGTATAGTGCTCAAAAGTATTCTTATGATATGCAATGCTACCTATACTGTCAGTTATTTGATAAGACCTATGACCAGTTCACATTTATAGCATTAGACAAAGCAAGTCTAGACATAGGTATATACCATTGCTCAGAGGAGTTTTATTTAAGTGGAGAACAGAAAGTAAGAAACGCCATAGAAACCTATAAGACATTCTTTATAGATGGTGTAGATATAGATGGATATTATTTAGAGGGAATACTATGAAAATACTAAATTTATATGCTTGCTTGGGAGGTAACAGATACAAGTGGGATGAGGTTACAGATATAGAGGTTACTGCAGTTGAATGGGATGAGGAGTTAGCAAGACTCTACCAAGAAAGATTCCCTAATGACAAAGTAATAGTAGCAGATGCTCATCAATACCTATTAGACCATTACAAAGAGTTTGATTTTATATGGACATCTCCACCTTGCCCCACCCATAGTAAGGTTAGGTTTTCACAACACACTAAAGAAAGTCATATACCTAAGTACCCTGATATGCAATTATACCAAGAAATAATATTTTTAGATAATTATTTTAAAGGTCAGTATTGTGTTGAGAATGTAACACCATATTACGAACCATTAATTCCATCAAAAAAAAGAGGTAGGCATTTATATTGGACTAATTTTAATTTACCAAATTCCTTGGGAGAAAGAAAACTTAGTGGGATGTTATGCAGAATGGAAGATGAGGTAAAATCTTTAAGTAAATTTCACGATTTTGATTTTAACTTGTATAAAGGAAAACAAAGAAAAGATAAAATAGCAAGAAACCTAGTTGATTATGAAGTTGGAAAAACTATATTAGAAACTGCATTAGGAATTATAAGAAAGCAAGACATTAATCAAACAGAATTATTTTAAATCAAGAGGAGATATGAAGAAAATACAAGACGCTATAGAAGTAGCAAAAGAACTAGAAGAGCTATCAGGACTAGACCCTTTTAGACACACAAGGAAAAGAGAGTACATAGATGTAAGAGCAACTCTAACATTTTTGTTATACAATAATCTAAACTTTACCCTAGCAGAGTTATCAAGATTCTATAAATCAAACGGCAAACCATATGACCACGCAACTGCCTTACACGCTCTAAAGAACTTTGAGACCTATAGGAGATACAATGACGATATAGATAAGTGGCTAGATGCTTTCCAAGATACTAACCCACACACTAAGATGCAGAAGTCTATGATAAAACAAAACCTAAACTATCTAAGTCCTAATAACATCAAGAGGCTAAATAAAATAGT